ATCATCTTGACAAACTCGTTCCCGATGGTTCAATATATACGTGAATTGATACTGTGTCTCCTGCTTTAGCAGGGAATATCATTCCTGGTGCATTATATGTTAGAAAATCCGATGAAGTTCTGATTCCATAATTTGTATAAACTTGACTATTCGTTATATAAACTGCTAATCCCATTACCCTTAAAGAACTTGGAATATATGACATCATAACTTGAGCAGATATTCTAATATAATTTACACCCGAACCAATAACGATTTTCCCATTGCTAAGACTTAACTTGTCTCCAAATTTAAGGTATTGTTCTCCTAGAGGCACTAATACAGCATCGTAGTCTTTAGAAGATGTTATCGTTGTATTATCAGTAGCAAGAATAGCTTTTAGAATATGTTTTTGTTTATCCTGCTTACTATTAATCCAATCTATAACGTTCTTCTTGTCTAGTTGTAATGGTCCTCCTAAATTTTCGTCATAAATTCCCCCAACGCTAATTCCTTTATTCTTTAGTGCTGAAAGTAGCACTTTTCCGCTATTAAGAGATACTGGTTCTGTGTCTGAACTCAATTCATCTTTAACTTGAACCTCTATGTCATACTCTGTACCTAAAGTGAAGGTTTGCCCTGTAATTTCTTTTGAGTCACAGCTAAATGTACCGTTTTCAGTGTTTATTGTAACAAATTGCTTTATTTCCACCCAACTTCCAAATTCGGTATCTGTCTTACTCTTTTTTCGAAATTGAATGCTTTTGACTGTATTTGTTTTGGCTCCAAAATTAATATTTGCATATTTGCCAGATAAACTTATTAAGACTGTTTCCCCTACACCTTCTTTTCTTTCAATCTTAACACTTTGTAAAACAGTTTCGGAATATTCAACAATATCTAATGCTTTTGTTTTGTCTTTTTGGTTTCCTCTGCTATCAACGGCAAAAACTGTTACTGTATTGTCGTCCATATTATTTATAGTTTTTGAAATTTCTGATGTTGAATAATCTAATTTTTCGATTTTATTGCCAACCACAATATTGTAATATTTAGGTGTAGCACTGTTTTTGGTTGTCATCTTATTTGCACTTGTTATTGTTACTTTTAGATTGCTATACTTTCGTATGTACTTTTGATTATTCCCAGTTAAAGTTTTAGTTATTGTATTAGTATCTTCGCAATCAAAATTATTAAATACTGGGTCGCTATCTACTACATGACCTGTAAAATCAACAACTGTACTTGTTCCTATTCTAGTACCACCACTATAAGTTGTAAGTTCCACTGTACCATTAGCCTGGTTTTGATTTGGAATTTTAGCAAATAATTCATTTGTATTCCAACTATATGAAGCATCTATCCCTGTTTGTGTTCTAACTGTCTGTCCATTGAATTTGATAACTGCTGTATGCGTGAAATTAGCACTCTTTCGGTTAGTATATATTGTTATAGTTTCGCCAATATTGAAATTCTTTTTACTTAAGCTTACTTCGGAAGCTCTAGGAATTGTTGTTAATTTCTTGGATGTTGACCCAGTTATTGTTCCTGCTGATATACCTGTTTGGAACGAGAAACTAGCATAAACGGTTTTCTCTCCGTTACTGTCGTGTGCCACGTCTAATGTCTTTTCGAAGATTGTTGTAGTCGCTTGGTAAGGTATATTATGGCTAAAATCGTATGATGTTCCGTTTATTGTACAAGTACCTGGCTTAGAGTATCCGTTATATGATTCTCCTGTTGTTGTTACTTGTACTCTAACAGTTATATTACTTTTATTGTTTGCTATATTCTGTGAGTTTTGTGTTATTGATATATTACTTGATATTGCCATATGCTCTCCTTCCTAATAAAGTAACAGCATATTTTTTGAATTAATTTGTTGAGTTTTCAAGAAATAGTTTCCTACTTCTATACTCTCTGTTGCTTGTATTTTGTAAAAATATGCTAAATCCTTATTAATTTGGAATATATTTATTCCTTTATATGTTGCTAGGATTTCGTCCTCATCTATAAACATAGTATTTTGATTTGCTTGAATCCAAAATCCTTTTTCGTCCATTTTATAATTCTTGCCATAAACTTCCCCAGGAAATTGAGTCCACTGAGTACACATAGTGTTATATTCAAGCTTTAAATCAGCAATTTCAACGAATCCCTTTATTGGTACTATATAATCAAATAGTTCAACACCTAAACTAGCACCAGTTGGCAATAAACTACTTGGAATATCAAGTGTTTCCCACTCTACAAAAGTAGTATCATTATATTTTGCTCTCTTAACTAAATTTGTTGTTTTATTATTCCAATATAGCCCTTTGTAAGGTGTAGGCTCTACATTTCCTGTATAAACTGCGAATGCAGGATAAAATGTTAATGCCACATAACAACTCTTGATTTCTGCTGTATCGTATATTATTGGTGTTTGATAATAGAATCCGTAGAAATATCTATAAGTCCAAACTTCTCTTGAACTCTCATTATACAATGACATTTTTGTATCTAATATTTCCCACTGTGATGTTTGAGAGTTGTATTTTTTAGGTAAGTATATTGTTGCGTCTAACCAATTCTTGGTTGTATCTGTAGGTGCTGTGTTACTTACAACTACAGGAATAAAATCTGATTTCTTAGGTATTTCGATTATTTGCTCTATTTTAGTTAGATCTTTTAAATCATCTGGTGTCAGTATAATACCAGGCTCATATAATGAGTAGGGCTTTTCCACCTCTGTAAAATCTGCCTCATTAAGGAACATTAGTCCTACGCAGACATTTCCTTGTACTATACTGTTTTTTATAAAGTGTGATATTGCCATTTTGTTTTCATTTTGATTTAATGTAATAGGTTCTGTAATATTGAATATATGTGATACCGTATAGTCTTGTCTTCCATCAAGCTTAATAACTCGTCCACTCAGTGTATTTTCATTAGCATTTTTGCCGTTTGCCCAATATTCGTTAGAAGTTGTATAAGCGAAGTAGTTTTGAGCACTTAACAATGATTTTCTTGACAGTTCTGATTCTTTCCAGCCACTGTTGTACACATACATTTGATTTTCTATGTAACTTCCACTATTAGCAGTACAATACCAGTATGTTCCTTCAGCAGGATTGTCAGGTGGTATATCTGACTCTTGATATGGATATTTAGCGTGTGCTAGCCAAAAATTATTACCATTAATCATTGCACTATTTCTAATTAAATTGTTTCCACCGGTTCTTTTAGTTGCAAATTCTAAACTTTGATTGGCTAGCTCTAATGTTGCAAGCTTTTCTTGTGTTTGTTCGTTTATTTCTTTGACTGACTCTTTGATAGAGTCTGCTGTTTGACTTATTTGCGAGTCTGTTTCACTTTTTGTGTAGTAATTTTCTTTTACGTTTCGTTTGGTTTCGTATGTGTCGCTTAACCCATTATCTCTAACATATGTGATTTTCGCATTTGCTGTACTTGTTATATTATTAATACCTTTAAATAACGTAAAATGCCTTAATTTCTCCCACGCTTCTTGCTGTGTTTCTGTGTAAGGTACTATTTCTTCTTCGGCTAGCTCGTATTCTACGATTACTGGTGTGCCATTTGCGTATTGTTCTGATAAGTACGCTTTAAAACCTGTTACATCAATTGAAGTCAATCTAGTTTTTAAGATTTGAAAAACTATAAGTCCATAAGGGGCACTTGTATTATCTGTAATACACTCTATATCTCTTCTTTCTGTATATGCTAGACTGTCATATACAAAATGGCTACACATCGCCTCGGTTCTATAATTGTTTTGCTTTTTGATAATATCTGCATTAAATACATAAAAAGTTGCACAATTTTCGTGTTGTCTACCTCCTAAATGAAATGGTTCTGTCCCTTTGAAAACATACTGTTCTCTCTTATGATGTATTCCGTCATCTACCAAATAAGATTTTTTCATCAGTTTTTGCCCTTCTGATAGAGGGAAGTATTCTGTTTGTTCTTGATATGGAATGTATGGAGCTTGTGAACCTTTATTTAGCATTACATTAAATTCAAAATTATTAAAAGTACAACCAACATTATACTCAACAGATATTCTGCAAATGCTTTCTTCTTCTAATGTAAATGTTTTACTTGTTTCATTTTTAAATTGTATCTTCGCTTTAGTCTTTTTAGGATTTGTATTTCCTGCAACTAATGCTAGCGAACCTTCCGTACAACTTCCTTTTACGTTATGGATACTTAAAGTGTATGTTCCTGCTTTTAATTTTATATATTCGATACTAGTGTCATATGCTGAATAATTTGCCGTCCAATTACCTATTATAGAAAACGCATTAGAACCTGCAGCCGCTTCCCCCATTGTTCCATTAAGTTTTACTAATCCATTTGTTATTGAACGTTCTACATTGTTAACTGTTGCCGAATATTCTCTGGCTTTAATTAAATTTTCTCCTATGTCTAAGAAACCTAAAGAATTATATGGCACATACGGTTTATATTCTTCACCTTTTGTAATTTGTGGATATATTGTTACATTCTCTAATACCGCATTTTTATATACTCTAATATACATACCAGCTTTTGTTTCTTCTACTGTTTCTATCAAAGAAGAAGAATATGTCGTAATATTATTTTTTAAATAGAATACCTGTGTTGTATATTTTCCGCTCTCATAACTTGATAACATTCTGTATTTTGAATTTGCTTTCAACAATACTGTCCTTGTATTCGTAGTAGTATTTACGTTAATTGGGTACGTTATTTCTGCTGTTGCAGTTCCATTCATTGTTATTGAACCGTCTTTGTTCTTTGTAAACGTTACTCCATTTATTGTTCTTGTTGTATTCAAAGAAGGACAAATATTTTCTCCCTCCAAATTCTCTATTTCGCTTAGATAATCTGGGCTAGGGCTTGCTCCGTATTGTTCATATGTATCATCAGTTATTGTTGCTCTTCGTAACATTGGTTTGAATAATAAATTATTTACCGTTAAGCCTTTCTGAATAAATATAGCTATTTGAACGCTTGTTGTAGTATCTATTGTAAATTCTCCACTGCCATTGCCAATATCTATAGAACCTAAAACACTGTAACTACCTGTCTCTTGGATAGCTAATCTATAAGTATTACTAGCACCACCACTCGGACAGCCGTTTAGAATATATGTTCCTGGGCTTAAATCATATCTATTGATAATCAAACTGCTGTTAGCAGAGGTATCATTTGTACCATTAACATTTACTGTTTTATCGCTATTCACAGTAAATGTTATTCCGTTTGATATTTTTGTCGTCGCAGTATTATCAAGTAAGTTCTTCCCACTCCTCGTTGCCTGTTGGCTCTCGCCCTCTAGCATTATATCTATTAATGGTTCCGCAGATGCATCATCTATATATATGTTCTTTCCTTCTGCTGTACCTTCTATTTTTGTTATGTTCTCTACTGATTGCTCTACTGATGATACTTTACTGGTTATTCCATTTACGTCTTGCTCTACTTTAGTTATCTTTTGTGTGTTCTCTGTGGTTTCTTTGGTTAGTTGAGTTATTTTTCCATCTATCTGATTAATATTTGACTCCACTCTTCTGTTTATAGTTCTTTGTGATGGTGTTCTAGTAGTTGTTTCCTCTTTTGCTTTACATTGTATTTTGCTTTCAATATTTGCAATCCAACGTCCCGAGAACTGCATTGAACCCTGGTATATTACATTTTTACCATCTATAACAACGATATCTCCTGTATCTAGTGCTGGGTCTATTATGCTTTCGCCCTCAAAACTGTAAAATTCTAGTCCTTTTAATGCGTTATAAATATTATTGATTTGGTCTTGATCAACTATGTACATATTGTCTTGGCTGATATAAACTGTATTGCCTGTTGTATCTCCTTTTTCAAATAGTTGTATTCCATCATCATACCTTACACGCGTTATTTTAAATTTTTCTCCCCATTTAAAAGTCTTAAATAACTTTAATGGAAGTGTAACTGAACTTTCTCCAATTGTTTTTATATATAGTTTTCCATCTCTACCTATTACTGTTCTTCCACCAGCTTGTTCTGCTATATAACTTAAATAAGTTCTTGCTGATACTGTATTGTCGTACACTGCTATTTCCTTATTCATGTTTAAAAAAGAAGTAGAACCGAAGTTCTACTCCTGCTTTTGTACATAAGTCTTGTAGTACCTGTATTATTTTTGCTTTTCCATTATTGCTATCTATTAGTGTTTTTCCATTATAATTAAATTCAAATTTAATCATATTATCGCGTAATTTAAATGTTACTGTGTAATCGTCTTCTTTGCTTATATCATCCACATTAAATACTCCAACAGGTATTATTTCGCCTGTTATTCCACTCTTGATTTCTACTTTGTTTATAGTTGCAGGTATTACTGATTTATATAATTTTAATTCTATGCTTTGTGCTTCTATACAGCCCAATGCAAACTCATCACTTGAGAAAGCTTTTTTCGAGGGTTTACAGTCTAATATATATTTAGAATCTATCTCTGTGTCATTTATGTATACTTTTAATAAATGAGTTACATTGTATACTTTAGACTTATAGTTATTACTTGTACTATACATTAACTATTTGCCCCCTCTACTGCTGTTTTTTGTGCTTCTGTTAATTCTTTTTGCATTAAATTAAAAGAGCACTTCCATTTTGTTTTGGAAGTACTCGGTTCTTTTTCTGTACTTATCATTTCGACTTTTCTTTTTGATACCCTAAATTTTGCATTTTCTAAAAAACCTCCATTTACTACTGGAACTTTAACATCCAATATAAATGGGTTTTTATATGTCTTTTGTATAAGTTGTTCTGCTTCTTCTTCTGTGTTAAAATCCCATGACATAGAAAGCTTTAACATTCCTACAGCTATGGGATTATCTATTAAAGAACCATCAACAATAGAAGAATAACTGTCTTTGTCTGTATCTTCTATGTCTGCGCTATATGTTGACGGTGTTGGTAAATTTCCCGTATCTCCATGTTCTTTCCATAACATAATTTTATCCTCCTACTAATGCTTCTATGTCTTTCCCTGATTGTCTTTTCATATCTCTTAAATTGTCTAATAATATTTGTCCTAGTTTTGTACTTCCTACGTTTACTGTAAGATTTATAGGCCTATCGCTATTTTCGTTATTATAATTTGATAAAACATCTTCAAACGTTTCTCTCATTATATTTTGTGGGGCTGTTATTTCTGGGTTATTGCTTGCTCCTGCATATTCTCCGAAAATTGCTAGTGTTTTTTCATAAGCGACATTTCCCTTTGCTAATCTTGGTAATGATACTTCGCTCATATAGCCGATGTTAAATCCAAATTTTTTTCCGCCCATTCCTGGAACCCAATCTGGAATGTCGAAGCTTAAATTATTCATTACTGATATTACCTTATTTATTCCTTTTACAACGCCATTTGCCATACCCTCGATTCCACCTAAAATAGAGTTTATAATTCTTTTTATTGTGTTCCATATTCCATTAAATATATTGGTTACTGTAGTTTTTAACCCATTCCATACATTATTCCAGATATTTTTTATTCCATTAAGTACGTTTGAAATAGTATTTTTTATTCCATTTATTACTCTAGAAATTGTATTTGTAATAGCATTCCATACTGTTGTTATTACATTTTTAATTCCATCCCAAATGTTACTAAAGAATGTTGCCACTGCATTAAATACTGTTTTTACTATATTTAATATTCCATTCCATAACTTGCTTAAAAACTCTTTAATTCCATTCCAGATATCTTTTACAGTATCACATATACCTTGCCATAAATTAGAAAAGAACTCTGCTATTGCTGTAAATATTTCTGTTGCTTTTTGTTTTATCCATTCCCATGCTTTCGATAAAGCTTCTGATACTTGATTCCAATTCATTAATATTAAAATTATAGCTGCTATTAAAGCTGTAATTGCAAGAATAATCCAAGTAATAGGGCAAGCCAAAAGCCCACTATTTAACACCCATTGAATTGCACTCCATATTCCTATTGCTGTTGAAACAATTTTTATTGCTGCTGCAATAGATAATAATATTTCTGTCACTATTGGATTTTCAACTAACCATTTAAATACATCTGTTAATCCACTTAATATATCAAGTGCTAATGTTCCTATATTTTGTCCAATATTTGACAAAGCCTCAATTAATGGTTGCCAATTTATTTCAAATATTTTTTCTGATATTGCTCTGAATTTATCAGAGCAATTGTTTAACCAGTCTTGAAATCCATCACTTTGTACTACATTGTTTATTGCTGTTAATAGATTATTAAATGCATTTGCTAAGTTCTGTACTATTGCATCTCCATTGCCATTATAATTCCAAGCATCTGCAAATGCCTCTGCTATATTTCCAATAATCGCTAAAATTAATTCTAGTGATTTGTAAACAGTTCCATTTGTAATTATTTTTTCGAAACTTCCCCATACTGCTGATATTAATCCTGTAACTTGTCCCGCTGTTGTCTTTATTTGTTCTACCAAAGCAGGTCCATACTTATTCCAAGAGTCAAGTATAGGTTTAAAGAAGTCATATAACTTTTGTGAAAATGAACTCATTTCTGCATCCATTTGTGATAAATCCATATTTGGACTTGTAGTTCCGCTTCCACCTGAATTTTTATTGTCAGAAACATTATTTATTTCACTGTGTATTCCACTCAAAGATTTGCTTGCTTGTTTTGCACTACCTGACGCGCTTTTCATTGATGAAGCTGTCGCTTTTGCAAATATATTTACTCCAGTAAAAGCATAGGCTAAACTTTGTATAGCTTTCATTAATTGGTATACTAAATTAATTACATATTGTATTACTGGTGCAAATACACTGCCCATAGCATATTTCATATATTCTATGTTAGCACTTAATTGTTGAGCACCCGCGTTTTGACTAGATAGCCAACTCCTTGCTGAATTACTTAAAACAGAATAAATTCCTCTTAAGCTTAAAAGCGCACCTGCATATTTCAGAATATGTTTAAGTCCATTTTTTAAGTTTGAGCTCATTCCTTTTATATTGTTAGTTATATTTTGAGTGATTTTAGGTAACCCGTTAAAACTGTTTTTCACATTTGATACGATTGGTTTTGCCTGCTCTATTTTTTGTTTAAATGCACTAAAAAAGCTAGTCAATTTTCCTTGACTAATTGCTGTTTGATTTATTTTTTGTTTTAATTGTGTCATTTCGTTTTTTGCTTCACTAAGTTGTTTATTATACATTTCTATTTCGGTATATAATTTTTGTGCCTGATTATTTAACGCTGTAAAATCTTTATTGTTTCCTAATGCATTATTCACTGTTGTATCCATTGCTTTATCATTAGGGTTTATTCCTTCTGGTGTTACACTTTTTCTAGTATCATCCACAATTTTATCAATCTGAGGATTTATTACGTTTAATTTCATTTGTCGAGCATTTATTTTTTCTTGCAAACTATCTATTTGTTTTTGTACTTGAGATATTTGTTTTTGTGCATCTTTATTATTTACTTTTATTGCTATTTCATTGTTTTCTGAACTTTTCTTTAAATTTTGCATTTTCTTTTTCATAAAATTAACTGCTTGATGTAACTTACTTGTCATTGCTCTAGTATCTACTTTTGAAAAAGCCTCTTGTGCTTGCCTTATTGTTTGCTTTATAGTTGGTAAAAACTTTTGAAACTTTTTTAAAGCCTCTTCTACTTGTGCTGTTACAATTATCTCAATTTCCTCTACTGTCACACTTTCACCCTCTTTCTTTTTAAGCATAATAAAAGCACCAGTTTAACTGATGCTCTATTTTAAGCTACTTCTTTTAAATCTTTAACATTCACTATCATGTTTCGTAAATTTTCTAGAATATCCTCCCAAAAATATTCTGGCAATTCTCTATATGTTGCAACCCCATATTGGTCATTTATCTTTCCATATACCCTAGGGAATATTTTAGATTTCATTTGATGATATTCAAGTCCATTTTCTTCACAAATTAATTTTACTTTTTCTTTTACTGCTTTTCTTAATAATCTTGCTTTATTTGAACTTAAATATATTTTCTTTTTAATTATTTCATCATGTTCTTGAAGTCTATTATCAACTTCTTGAAATTTTTGTTCAGTTTCTGTTTTAAAACCTGCAAAAGCATAATTCATAACTGTTTGACTTTCTGTAAGTCCCTTTATTAAATCTTTAATGTCTAACTCCTTTGTTTCTTTTCTTAACTCTTTACTTTCTTTTAATATTATATCATTCATTTATTATCTCTCCTTCTCCGAAAATTACATTTCCGACCATATTATTTTCATTTCTTAATGCTTGTTTCATTAAAATTGTCCAACTCTCAACTTCATTTATTTTGCTTTCCAATATTTTTCTATTTTGAGTAGGTATTTTTTGCAATTCTTCTTTTAAGTAAGTATATTTAGAAGCACTATCAAGAAAAGTTTTTATATTTATTAGTAAATTATCTAATTTTACATTACTATATACTTTGTCCTGATGTATCTCTTTATCTAATTTCATTCTGCTTATTGTATTTTCTGCCTTTTCTGCTCTTGCTCTTAATGTTTTTAATTCCTCTTCTAGTTCTTGTTTTTCTAAAATCAGATTTTCTGGTATTACTTCTTTTACAACTTCTTTTTCTATTATTTCTTTTTTTGGTATTTGAATATTTTCTATCTCATTTTGTAATGTTTTTATTTGTTTTTCTTTTTCTTTTATTTTTTCTTGAAGTTCATTAGAAAGTTCTTGTTCTTCTTCTAATTGTTTTTTTATTTCTTTCTTTTCTTTTACAACTCTTTCTAATTCTCTTGTTGTCATATCTTCAACTTTATTTTCATTCATTACCTCTTGTCTATCTTCTTCATCTAGTCCTGCTAAAAGAAATAATTTTTTACTACCTAAATGTTGCACTGCGGACACATTTGAAAATTCAGTTGCTATTTTCATAAACCTATTAGCTGTATATCTGCTAAATTCTACTTTATTTTCTAACCAATTTAAGAATTGGCCATGTTGTAAATTTTCTTTAACTTTTATAAGTCTTTTACCTATTTCTATAATATTTTGTGCTGTTTGGTCTTTTAGTATAAGAATTTCTGCTGTTGTTTTTTCTATATTGAACTCTGTTAGTTCTTGCATATTTTCTACCTTCCTCTCTACCTTCATAATAAGATATTATTGTAATTAGTATTGTTGGAATATAAAAACAGACTAGTATTCCCCATATGTTAGTTACATGCATTCAGAACACCCTCTTTCGTTAAGTTCCTTTATTAGATGTCCCCATGTTGTTTTGCCTTCTTCAACTAATTGATAAGCATTTTTGCAAATATTATAAACTTTTGAATTAATTCTTTTGTTTATTTGACTTTCATATTCAATAACATACTTATCAAATTCACTTATTTCTAGTTTTTCATCTTTGCCTAGCCAAGTTCTCTTTCTTAAATCATTTTCTATCCATTTAACCAACTTTTCTAGTTTTTCGTTTTCTTTTGTTCCGACCCATAGTTCTGCTATAGGTTTAACAAAACTCATTCTCATTTCTGTTTCTTCACAATGAAACATTTCTTTTGTTTTATAAATAATTTTTAATTTTGCCATAATAAAAAGACTCCCTTCAATTCCAATTTTTAATTTGGTACTTGAACAAAGCCTTTATCTGTGATATAATATTCATAGATAAGAACTTTGTTCTTTCGTATGAGATAATGTTGTAGTTTGCCGACCGCACATTATCTCTCTTCTTTTCTTAATAAATCTTCTACTTTTAAATTAAATACATCTGCTAATTTTTGTAGCACTTCCAATTTTACTGTCTTATATTTTTCATTTTCAATGCTACTTATTACAAATCTTGTTTCATTTATCATTTTTGCTAGTTGATTTCTATCTAAATTTAGTCTTGCTCTTTCCATTCGTATTCTTGTAGCATCTACTTGAAATAGCATTTTTACAAACATATTATCACCTCCTCTTTCTTTCTCATTGTGATAATATTATCACTTTTAAAAAGTATTGTCAATATATTTTTACAAAAAAGTTGATTTTTTTCTCTTTAAGTGATAATATATTATTAAGGAGTGTGATTTCTATGTTTTCAGAAAAATTAAAAACATTAAGAAAACAACATGGTATTACTCAACAACAACTTGCTAAAGAACTTGGCATTGGTACTAGTACAATAGGAATGTATGAAAGTAATATCAGAAAACCAAGTTATAAAGTCTTAAAGAAAATTTCAAATTATTTCAACGTTTCTGTTGACTATCTTGTTAATGAACCTGGATATGAAAATACATTTAATTTAGATTTTTATATTGAACACATACAAGAATTATCACAAGAAGAACGAGAAAAAGTTATGGATTTTATAGAATTTTTAAAAGAAAAACATAATAAATAAAACACCTACCTAAGTAAGTGTTTTATTTTATTTTATCCAATAACTCTTTTTTCTTCATTTCAAATTCGTAATCTGTCAAAACTCCATCTTTATGTAATTGGGATAATCTTTCTATTTGAATACTAGCATTTTCTTCCGTTATATATTTATGTTCTACTTTTGTTATAGTTCCTGTTTCAATATACTTTTCATTATTTTGAGCTATAACGATTTTTAATGTTGCTATAATATTTTTTGCATTTTCTAAAGCTTCTCTATAAGCTTTACTATTTTTAGTAAAGTTTTTTTCATATTTGCAATCAAACATAATTCTTGGATTATTAAAGTCATTTGTTGTTATATTTACTCCTAAATCTGTACATATATCTAATTGTGTTGTCTGATATCTTGTATTTAGCTTTCTTACATTTTTTACTTTAGTTCTTCCTATTGTTTGTGAAATAGAAGTCCCATTTTCAATCAATTCACAATCTATTATTTGTGAAAATCCATATTCTCTATCTAATATATTAAGTTTGTGTTTATTATTATCTATAAAAAAACCTTTACATACTTTATTATATCCTTGTTTTATTAAACTGTTTTCTTTATCTAGTTCATATCTTAACTTTTTTTGCTTCTTTATATTAAATTTATAAATACTCAAAAATATTATCAAAAATATAAATGGAGGAAAAACGAACATCAAAAATACACTGGCTATTATTAATATAACTAATAATACATTGTATTTTTCTACTTTTTCTATTTTTTCCTTACTCCATACCTTTTTATTCATAATTTTATCTCCTTTTATTATATTATATAAAGAAGTATAGCACTTTTGTCCATATATTTTTGTCGAAACTTGTCGAAAGAATTATTTTTTTTCTTTTATCATAAGAAGTCTCATCTTTTTTGTTATTTCTTCTGGTGACTGAATGTATTCTTTTTCTTCATCTTGAAATAAATTTTTATAATTATCTCGAATAGGGATTATTCTTGGATTTCTCGATAAGCTATCTGCTCTTATTAATTTATTTGTTACCGCTTCCTGTAAATTGATCTCACGTTTTAAATCGTCAGCATTTTTAGCCAAATGAGTTTGGCAATAAATATTGATTTCTGAATATCTACTATTCCAAAATTCAAACGGTTTCATATTAAAATAATATGCCAAAGACTCTGTTGCATAAATCAATTCAATTAAATTATTTGTATTTTTTATTCTTAAAATTATATCATTTAGCCCCTGAAACCTTGGAATTGTTCCTCTGCTATTTTGCTCATTGCATTCTCTGCCGATTTTTGAACTAATTCGTTCATATTCATTGTTGATAAAGGATTTGATATCAACTCTTTTAGTTCTTTCTTGGTCATTTTCTTTTTGAAAAAACCCTCTTCGTTCAAAGCCTCCGCAATCTTTAAATATAAATCATTTACAACTATTCCTTCTTTTCTGCAATCGTCTATAAAATCATATACTTCATCTATTGAATTAAATGCACTTTTCTCATCTTCTGTTTCTGCTAATTTTAATATAATTTTAGCCAAAGCTTCTATATCGCATATAGCATAAGCTTTTGTAAAAGCTTCTTCAAAATTTTTATTTTTTAGTAGGTTAGCTATTTCTACTATTTTTCTTGTTTTTATTACTAAATTAATTATTTTATTTTTGGTTTCTATTATCATATTTTCTCTCCTTTGCAAAAGAGAGAAGGCTTATTCTGCCTTCTCAGTATTTTTTCTGTTGTGCTAGTTCTCTTTATGGTTCTGCTCCTAGCACTCAATTTTGCAGAACTAGGCTGTGGGAAATCCTTTGCTTTCTGTTATTTCTGAACTTCTATAGATTGTTAATTTTGATTTTAACATATCATCTATAGCAATTTCACTCATTCCTATATAGCATGTACCAGTAAAGTACCATGTTAGTGGTTTTCCAGTTTCTGTAGCTGTCTCTTCTGGTAATTGAATTGCCCAATACCCATTTGTCTTAGCAGTTTGAACTGCTTTTAATTCATCATATTGGTCTTCTTTAAACAATATTTCTATTTCTAGATTTTCTGCTTTTTGTCTTCCTTCTGTTTGTCTTTCATCAGGAATATCTAAAGCACTATATGTTATTCCCTCTGGTGCTTTTAAAAATTCTGGAATGCTTTGCACGAAAGCTACTTGTTTTCTTTTAGTTGAATCTTTTAAGTCTGTTAATGTATCAGCATGAAATAATTTTGTTAATGTACTTGCTTTTGGTTCTGGCATTTTTTATTCCTCCTTATTATCTTATAAAATTAAAAGAACTCGTTATAGAATTGTAACGAACTTCAAAAGTTATTGTTATACCGTATTTTTGCAGTATCTGTTCATATACTGCAGGACTGGTATTTGTCCTTGTAAAATTATATTTTTGAAGTTTTGTATCAACTTCATCTGTCATTTGCATAGCTTGGCGTTGTTTTTCATTCCAACAAGTGATTGATATTTGAAATGTAGAACGAATAGGAAATGCGTTTTCTGTTAGATTTACTGATTTCAAAGGTGTATGCAATTCCAATATAGGAAATTTACTTTCTGTATTTGGATTACTTAAAATCGGTTTATTCTTATACAAATTTTCTAGCTTTTCATATACTAAATCGCTAAAGTCCTTTATACTTAAATCTTTCATTATTTGCATACCTCCTTCAACATTTCATCTATTTTTTTCTTGACTATTTCTGTATTTTCATTTCTACTTTCAAATTCAGCATCTCCCATAAAGTGGTTTGCTTTAGTTCCATGAGCAATATAAAAATCCATACCTTGAATATTTACAATCGGATATGGCAATGCTTTTTCAACTTTACTTACTGGAATAAACCATTCTGTGTAACCACTCTCTAAAAAGTGTTTTGATTTTCCTACATGATCCATCTCAGCATTAGTACCTGTACCAAAATATTCAAAAAACAAATATGAAACTCCATTACTCATGAATTTAGAAGGGTCTGCATAAACTTTTCCCTTCACTTCTTTAGTAGACATATCAACCATTTCTACTAATATCCCTTCTTCATTATGTCCTTTTTCCAACCTTATAGCATAACCTCTAATGTTTTTTAATACATCTTCTGTTATTATCTTTGCAGTTTGTGGTAATTTTTGAATTATAGCATCTATATTTTTAAAATTATGTTTTACTTTTATATTACAATTGAAATTTATCATTCTTGCACCTTCTCACATATATATACATACGTACTTCCAATTTTATTTTTATCAGTTACTTTATATTGAGGTTTAAACTCCTCTGATTTTGAGACATCTTCAAATGATATTCCATTGCCTTTTTGTATGTCATAATCTCTTGTCGTACGACACTTGTATGTACTATAATCAACTTCCCCTGTTGGTTTTCTATCAAGCTCAGATATGTCTTGTTGTGTGTTCAAGCATGCATAAGGTTCTTTTTCACTCATAGGTTTAAATTTCCATACTTTTTCTGTTTCTCCGTGGTCTTCTATTTCTTCATATTCTGATATATATACTTTTGTTAAATCTCGTAATAACATTAAGGTAACCTCCTTATTGTTGATACATCAATTCTCAATTTCTTTTCTATATCATTAAATGAACTTGAAATAGAACCTTCATTGCGACTTAATAGTCCTTCTGAACCTCTAGCGTTATATTCAGATATAACTGCCTTTTTTATGTATGGAAATAACTTTGTATCTTCTTTATTACGATTAGAAGCATCACAGGCAATAGAGGTCATGTCATCTATAATGTCTTGTATTATATTATCTGTATTTTCAATATAATTTGCTCCTAATCTTTTTTTTATTTGTTCTAACATCTATTGCCTTCCTTTCTATCCTTTTGAGATTATTCTTGCTATAGCAATTTCTTTATGGTTATATGTATTTCCATCAGAACCTACTACTAAATCCCAGTTTGCTCCATCTGCTAATTCTTCATCTGTTGGTGAATCTGTTGCTTGATTTTTCATTAAGTAACTAACACCATGAGGAGCCATTACTTTTCTTTGTCTTTCATATAAGTAATCTCTATCATTGTCAGCATCTCTATCCATTTCGTGAGGTACTTTTGCTCCTAAGTCTTCATAATCAAATGCTCCTTTTCCAAAAACGTAAGTAACATACTTAGAATCTCCATATCCTGAAATTTCATAGTAGTTTGCAATATCTCCTACTACAGGGCTTTCTACTGGAGTGTATTTTGTACTAGCTCCTGAACCACTTTTTGTATAATATGTTTTTCCTTCTGTCAAAGATGTATCAGAAGTTTTTGCATATGTTGGGTCTCCTTCTTCTTCTGTTATTTCGTCATATTCAATTAATAATTTTCCATTCCATGTATAAATGTTTAATTCTCTTTCGATTCCATTTGGGTCATTATATCTTAAATTTGTTACTAACTTTTTGCCTTCTAAATTTGTCACTATTACAGAGTTTGCTACTGCTAATTTGAAGTTTCTTCTTCTATCACCACATGCTTTTTGCAATGCTGTATTTAATGTAGTTTCAGCTACTGCTGACTCTGTTTCTCCTGATATATCATATGTATGTTTCGATGCAAAAACTTTACCTGCGTCAGATTTCATAGAGAATAATGCTTTTGTTATAATTAATAATACATCTTCCCATGCACTATCCCAATAATCTCCTAGTTGGTCTGCAACTTGACTCATAAAATCTTTTTTAGATGTTACATCGTATGTAAAATCATCTTCATAGAATTTGTCTTTTCTACCAATTACAACTACACCTTGTTTGTATGTTGGTAATGTTTTTCCTTCATCATATTTAGTTTTTCCATCATAATTTACTGGTTTACCTTTTAATCTTCCTATCATTGGAATTATTCCATATTCGGCACCAGTTTGTGATGCAAATAAATCTCTAATTTTTTTATTTCCTTGTAATACTCCTGATTTTATTAATAAATTTAATCTTTCTTGTGGAATTGTGTCATAATAAGCACCAAATGCTCTTTCATTAAAATATTTTTTGTTAAATGTTCCTGTACTTGAATAATCTGCCATTTTTATACCTTCTTTCTTTAATTTTTATATTTTGATAGTTTGCAAAGTTCTTCATAAGTCATTTGACTTTCTGGTTTAGAACCTTCAATATTGTCACCTGTTTGTGGTGGTGGTTCTTTAGAATACTCATTTATTACTTTTTCTCTTTCACTTTTTACAGCCTTTTCTAATGTTTCTAGTTTGCTTTTTATTGTTTCTGCTGTTTCATATTCAAAGTTAAAAGTTATAAAATCTAATGGTATTCCTTTTGCTGTTGCTTGCTTAATAGTTTCAGATTTTAATTCATTTATTGAATTTTGTTTTTCTGCTTTCTCTGCCCTAGTTTTCCATTGCTCTAGTTCATAGTTTTTCTTTTCATCTGCATCCATCTTTGCAAGTTTTTCAGCCTCTTCTAATTTGTTTTTTTGTTCTTCTTCCCATTTTTTTCTTTCATTATCTAGTCTTGTATTCATAGCTTGTGCAACTTTTTTGTCGTATTCACTTTGATATTTTTTATTGCTAGCTAATAATTCATCTAATGAGATTTCTTTTTCTGGTTCTGTTTCAGGTGTAATTTCTGCCCCAGTTCCTTTATTTTCTTCTTCCATTTTTTCTCCTTGTCTCAATTTGTTCTTTATAGCCCAAATTGTTACTTAATATTCTGTTGTTCTTTATAGCCTGCTCCAGTAAAAAGGCATAAAAAATAGACGTACGTCTACGTCCAAAATTTATAATTATAAAATGTTAACAACTTATTTATTATCTTTGTTTCTTGCTTTCATATATCCAGCAACAAAATTATATTTAAATACCCATATAACAGGTCTAAATATTGTAATTATAGTAAATATAATCCAATACGCAGTGGGCATTTGTAATTTTATGCTTAATATTAAAACTAATAACCACATATTATTTATCCTCCCTTGTTACTCCTTTTATAACCCAAAATTGTGCTTCTTCTAGTTTAGTTAATGCTAATGATGTTTCTCTACTTGGTTTGCACTTTAAATCAATTTCATCATAGATAATTGAGAAACATTCTCTTATATGTTGTATTCTGTTGTTTTTTTCTTCATCTACTGCTAAATATTTTGCTCTATCGTTCATTTTTTCACCTTCTTTCCATAATAAAAGCACCTATTTTAAAAGTAAGTGCATAATTTATATTTTT